GCCAGGACGCCTATGTGGAAATCTGGTTAGAAAAAGATGCGCTCGCGGGCGTGTTCTACCAAGTGACGCAACGGTGGGACGTTCCGCTAATGGTCACGCGCGGTTTTTCCTCGCTCTCATTTCTGCATACAGCAGCAGAGGAAATTAAAGACCAGTCAGCGCGTGGCAAAGAAACGTTTATTTATTATTTCGGAGATCACGATCCATCAGGGCGCGTCAACGATCGCGTGATCGAGCGTGACCTGAGAGAGTTTGCGGACGGCGTAGACTTTCATTTTGAGCGCATGGCCGTGACGCTGGAACAGATAGCAGAATGGTCTTTGCCCTCGCGTCCAACAAAGACCAGGGGCACACACGCGAAAACGTTTAAGGGCGACTCTGTTGAGTTGGACTCAATCCCGCCCAAACAGTTAGAGAGCCTGATCGAATTCTGCATTACACAGCACATTTATGAGCCAGCATACAACGCGCTGATCGCGGCAGAACAGAGCGAACGGGAAACACTCGTGGCTTTCATTTCAACATTCAAAGGCAACGGATCTGACGGCGACTTTTTGACCGTCTAAATAGCAGCGGATGGGCCACGATTAAACGATGATTACTGCGGCAACCCGACTTCAAGCTAATGAAGCGCCGCGAGTCATGCGTAGTGGTGGGCGAGGTTTCTACAGTGACCGCGGGCGACCATATCCAAACCAGAAAAGACGAAGTGAAGAACGCGATCAGCACCGCACTCCCGAAGAGAAAGAAGCCGCAGCGGTAGGACGCGCTCTTGCAGAACTGGCGAGTCAATATCCACGGTTCAAGGCATCATTAAATCAGGTGCGCTTTCGGGTGTTGGTCCAAGTGAGAAAGCCAGCGTGGAAGTGTCGGGAGATATTGAAGCACCTCGGAGACGTGCCGATCTCGCCGGAAGAGGTAAGCGAAGAAACCGGCCTGGACCTTAAAAGCGTGGACGACATGCTGTTGATCCTGCAGAGTAAAGGGCAAGCGGAACCTTGTACGCGCAATGGTGGCAAGGTGGTCATGAGAAGTCACGGCAGGCCGGTGGAAAAGATTTACTGGCGACGGGTGAATTAGATGCTGCAAGGAAAAATCTCAGTTTCAATCGTTGGCAATAAGAACCTGGACAAACAGACCACGTTTGCCCTCGCCTCGGCGCTCACGCTCACGGCCAAAGAGATTCAGACGGAAACGATCAAAACACTCGAAGGCACCTTTACCGTGCGCAACAATTGGAATAAGCCCTCGAACGCTTTAGGCGTTCGCGTGAAGCCCGCCACAAAACAGAAGCTCGAGACGTGGATCGGCACAGCGGCGGATTTTCTGGAAAAGTTTATCCGCGAGCCAGCCGGATCGATTGTGTTGAAGATTCCGCAGGGTGAGTTCTTGGCAATCCCGACCACGAATGTGCGCCGCACAAAGCGCGACATTATCCGCGCCACGCAACGACCGCAGAAGCTGCGCGGCAAGCGCGACTTTGTTCTTCCGATGAAGTCCGGCAAGGGCTTTGTGTTGTTTCAGGAACAGGGCCGCGGCGTCAACACGAAGAGAGTGGCGCTTTATATCCTGGTGCCCCGTGCAAAGATTCGCGAGAAGGATGTTCTGTTCGGTCCAGCCAAAAGAGTGTTTGAGAAACGCTTTCCACAGATTTACGAAAACCAACTAAGACGAGCCTTTGCCGGAGCACGGTGACACGAAAACAAAAGACAACTGCTAACACGTCAGAACTGCATCGGGCCACAGGGCTTGATCGCGCCACCGTCAAGAAGAGACTAAACGACGCCGGAGTTAAGCCCGTTACGACTGAGAGCCGAAAAACCGAGTACGATGCTGATAAAGCACTGACGGCGCTTTCCCGCACAGATTCACGCTCACACGGATACGACAAAGCACGCACTCAAAAGACAACCGCCGAAGCTGCCCGCGTGTTGTTGAAACTTCAAAAAGAGCGCGGAGAGTTGGCACCGATCTCTGATCTGCGCGACTACGCCTTCAACCTGGTGAAAGCTATACACACCCGACTGAAGCGTTATCCGCGCGAAGCTAAGGGCAGAATCCACAAAGCAAAGTCTCCCGATGAAATTGAAGTAATCATGACCGCAGACATCGACCTGATTTTCGAGAACATCAAACGTGACCACCCGATTGCCTCATGACCTCGCCAGTAATCGAACGCATTTTTGCCGAGGCTATTCACGCAGCCATTCCCGACGCGACGCTAACCGGCAGTGAATGGGCCAACACGTACCGCTATGTTTCACAGGGACCGCACCGCGGTGAGAAGTGGGATATGGCGATGGTCCCTTACCTGATTGAACCACTGAACTGCATCACCGATCGCAGAGTCCGCGAGATCGTGTTCTGGTCTGCCTCGCGCGTGGCAAAGACGGAAGGGCTATTGCTGAACGCCACCGGCTATTTCATGCACAAAGATCCGCGTCCGATCATGCACCTTCGCCCGACGCTGGACGACGCGAAGCTGTTCAGCCGTGAACGCTTCAACGCGATGATTGACGAGACGCCAGTGTTGCGCGGACTGATTGAAGATCCACGCACACGGGACAGTGACAACACGATGCTCTATAAAAAGTTTCTCGGTGGCAACGTGTTCTTCACCGGCGCGAATGCGACCACCGGCTTGCGTGCGCAGGATTTCAGCGTACTGTGCGCGGATGAAATTGACGACATGCCGATCTCTGTCGGCAATCAGGGCGATCCGCTGTGGCTCGCTGATGTACGGTTGCGGCAATACGCAAAGGTCGGTGAGGCGCTTTCTATTCTCACGTCCAGCCCGACGATCAAAAACGACTCCCGCATTGAAAAGGCGTATGCATCGACGGACCAGCGACGGCTTTTTGTTCCTTGCTTGGCGTGCGGACTAATGCAGGAGCTTGTCTGGTCCAGCATTGTGTGGACGGAACTCGGTCTCGAAGCGAAAGATGCGTGTTTCCGTTGCGTAGGCTGCGGTCATATTGGACCAGAAGAAGAGAAAGCGGAAATGATCGCAAATTGGGAATGGCGAGGGCACGCACCATTCAACGGCAGAGTCGGATTCAAGTTGCTCGGTACTTATTCACCTTGGATCAGGTGGGGCGATATGGCGGTTGAACTGGTGAACGCGAAGCGGGCGCGTTCTTATGAGATGTATCAGGTGTGGTGCAACTCAACGCTCGGCGAACTTTGGGAAGTTGGCGAGGGCATTGAAGAGGACGAGTTTGCTTTTGTGCGTGAGGACTATCGAGGGCACCAGGTTCCTGCCGGAGTTGCGTTTATTACCTTCGGCGCTGACGTTCACCCGGATCGCATTGAAGTTGAAATAGTCGGGTGGGGATTGGACGATGAAAATTGGGGCATCGATTACAAAGTGTTCTTCGGCGATCCAAGTCAGTATCCGTCTCCGGTGTGGACTGAGTTTGAAGAATACCTCGAGACGGAATGGAAGCATGAGTTAGGCATCACGCTGACAGCGAAGGCCGGAGCGATCGACACCGGCAACTGCACCGATGAAACGTACAGCTTTCTACACGCGAACCGGAACAAGCGATGGTATGGCATCAAAGGCGCATCCGTGGCCGGACGACCGATCGTCCCGCGCAGGCCGAGCCGACTCGGAAAGCACCGCGTTAGAGTTTGGGTGATCGGAACCGAAGCTGCCAAAGATAAAACGGCGGCGATGTTCAGGGTGACAAAGGAAGGTCCGCGCTTCTGTCATATTCCAGAGATTGAGTGCTACGACGACGAATGGTTCAAACAAATATCTTCTGAGAAGCGCATCCGCACAGTAAACAAAAAGAACTTTTCGGTGTGGGCCTGGGTGAAGAAAAAACCAGGCGCACGGAACGAAGCCTGGGACTGCCGCAACTACGCCGTGGCCGCTAAAGAAATCCTAAATCCGAACACACCCAAAGAACGCCAGCGCGTACTTGACGAAGCCGAACAGGTAAAGCCAAAAGCGGAAGCTGATCAGACCGACACCGCACACGTCGATTCTAAGAACGAGAATGGTGGAGTGCGGCAGCTATCGCAACGCGCAATGCGGCAACCATCCTCGAGACGACGCGGCGGCTTCGCTAAGAACTGGTAAAGCCTGGCTTTGCCTCAAACTCTCAATGACAGTCCTTTTGAGGAAAACGCGATTTTTGCACCAAAAAGTAAAATGACTGCTCAGAGTTGAACATTTCCGCTGGGCCGAATATCCTCTCCGCGCATGAAATTCCCGCGACAGACTATGGACCGCATCAAGCGGGTGCTAATCGAACGCGTCGGTGCGGAGCAGATCGCCAATTGTGCCTTTTGCCACGAAAAACAATGGACGGTATCGGTCGGCATGGATACTTAGATCCGGGATGTAACCAAATGGCTCCAATGAGAATCCCTCAACCGCGACAGTGGACTAACAAATCCGGTTCCTAAGATCGAGCCGATGTCATCTAAAAGCTCAGATCGGATGACATGAGTAATTGGACAAGAGAACAAAAAATAAGCTTGGCAATAGCCCTCATAGCTTTTGCGTCCTTGATCGTCTACATACTTGTTGGCTTTAAGCAAGAACTCAAAAAAGCCATGATCTCTCAGCCAGAGATCAAGTCCGTTGGATCACCTACAAAACAATCTCCAACGAGCGAACCAACCAAAAATCCTAGCCCAATGCCGACTCAAGCCACTAATGAGTCAGCAGCTACTGAACCTATACCGAATCAGGGATGGGCGTATTATGGGTTTCAAGATGAACAGGGAAGATGGGAGGGACGGAACTTCAAAAAGGCACTAGGAAATCCAGTTGCCTCACCGCAGGTCGGAGATATTGTTATAGCAATCCGGGACGTTCCTGCGCGCGAGGGATATAAAGAATTCGAAGAATCTGTGAACGACTGGGTTAATAAACGAGAAATCGGATTAATCAGACCTAATGTCCGTCTGCGGGTTGTCTATGTTTATGTCATACAAGATGGTTTTATTTGGATCAAATTCGCTAGAGTTGACTAATCCAATACAAAGTAATCCCTTATCGAAGGAAGCCTAGCAATGGCGGCCAAAGCAACCGTAGACCTCTAGATCACGAATACACGCCAGACGCAATCAGCGATGCAATTCTGGAAAAGCTGATCGTTATTTCTCAGGTAAGCCTAAAAACTTCCGCCACCCTCAGAACAACCCTCAGAAGTATGTGCCCTATGATCGCCGCCAGCCAAACAGGTAGGTGGGGCCAACAGATAAAAAAGCGAGGTTGAAGCTATGGCGGCTGGTGCATGGCAGTTTACCAACGCGGGACGCGCTAAGTTTTTCAACGGCACGTTTGACATTGACTCGGACACGTTTAAGTGTGCCCTGTTTCTCTCAACGTCAAACATCGGATCAGGCTCGACTACATACGCCGGACTCACAAACGAACACAGCAACGCGAACGGATACACAACCGGCGGCATATCGATCACACTCACGATCGCCGGGACAACCACAGTCACGATCGACATTTCAACCGATCCGGTATGGACCGCGAGCGGCGGATCAATCGTTGCGCGCTTTGCTGTGATCTATGAGGTATCAGGTGACGTGCTCGCGTATTGCTTGCTCGACTCTGCACCCGCGGACGTGACAACCACTGACGGCAATCAGTTGACCGTTGCGGCTCACGCGAATGGCGTTTTTCAGGCGTCCTAAGTTGAGGTTATAAACATGCGTAAAAAATCGTTAGAGGACTTGATCGCACTTGGGGCACAGGCGAGTAGCACAGATCCGTTTGCAGCGGCTATTAGGGACGCCACCGAGGGCGAGTTTGTTAGCGCGCGGTTTCTCAAACAGGCGCTCGAGAATGCGGGCCTTGAAGTTAAAGAAACGCCGCGCAATGTCCTGACGCGCGTTGACGTGCTCAAAGGCGAGACACAGATCGCATACGGCGAAAGTCACGACGCCAGCGACGCGCTTTTGCAAGCCGCGCTCGGATACTTGCGCGAGCTGCCGCAAACTGCCTGAGTCTGAGCCATGACTTGCGGCAATAGGCGCGATGAATTATGGCGACTCTCGTTTTTTGTTGCGGCTTTGAGTGTGGTATATCCGGGCCGCACTGGACCATAAGCGGCGGCGAGTCCATCACTACCTCGTCACCGATCACCGGCGCTCGCTCGCTTCGCGCAAATCCCACAGCAGGCGCTCACTCCGCACAGAGCGCAATGTCTTTTAGCGGCGGCGTTCATGTTTTTCGCTTCAAAGTAAAATGGACCACGCTCCCTAATGCGGATGCTGCAATAGGCATTTTAGGTGCAGGTCCGGGCGTTTGGTTCAACCCGAGCGACAACAAAATTTATGCGGGCACTGGCAGCGGCACTTATGGCGCGACCGGGGTTAGCGTTACTACTGGCGTCACCTATTACATTGACGTAAAGGTTGACACGAGCGCGAATCCGTGGCTGGTCGATGCACAGGTAAACGGATCAGCGTGCGGTCAAAAGTCACTCGCCACGGCGGCAAACACAACGGCACAATCTCTTTTCATCGGCGCTGACGGCAACACTAACACGTCTGATGCTCTCTTTGACGATGTTGCCTGGTCCAACACGTCCGCCGACTATCCGATCGGCAATGGCGTTGTCAATCTCTTCACAGTTGTCTCGGACGGCACGCATAACATCGCTGGCACTGGCGACTTTCAACGCACACTAACCGGCACGGACATTCTCAACGCGACAACCACGGCGTTTCAGCTTGTCGATGACGTACCGCTGGAAACGTCCGTAGGCGACTTTATAAACATGGTGGCACCGCCTAACGCGACGGATTACGTTGAGTGTGTCTTTGGACCAGCGAGCGGAGTCAGTACGCCAACACAAGGGCCGCGCGGCGTGGAAGTAATCGCGGCGATTCACCAGGCGGGCACGGGCGCGGGCTCTATGGAGATCCGGTTAAACGATAACGGCACAACTAATGCGGTCTATTCCGCGAGCGGCGTTGCTGGCGTCACGTCGCTGGCGTACAAGCGCAAGCATTACGCTACAGCACCAACCGGCGGCGCGTGGACTGTGGTATCAGGCGCGGGCAATTTCAATAATCTAAAAGTGAGGTTCGGATCGCCCGGATCGGTTGACGCGAACCCGGATCAATTCTTTGACTCGATAATGATCGAGGCGGAATTTCCTTCTAACCAGATCGTGACGCCGGGCAACGCCACGCTGACACTCACAACCTTTGCGCCGCGCATAGGTAGGACGGTGACGCCGGCAAATACCTCGCTTGCATTGACGGCCTTTGCGCCGTCAGTCAGACAGGGAAAGACGGCCACGCCACCTAACGCCAGTCTGACGCTGACAAAATTCGCGCCACAGTTGAAACAACAACTAACGCCGGGATCGCGCTCACTCGTTCTGACTACATTCGCACCAACGGCGCGCGTCAATCGGATCTTGACCGTGGGCGCTGCGAATCTGACGTTTTCAACCTTTGTGCCTCGGATGGTCCAAACTCTAACGCCGTCAAATCGGACCATGACGCTGACCACGTTCGCGCCGCAACTACAAACAAAGCTGACACCGGCAACACGCAGCCTTGCGCTGGCCACGTTCGCGCCGTCCGCGATCGTCAAACAGATCCTCAGGATTGGCTCGGCGAGTTTGAGTCTGGCGACTTTTGCGCCTCGCCTGGCGCAGACAGTGACGCCGCAAAGCCGGACGTTGACCGTGACGGCCTTTGCGCCGCAGTTGCAAGGGAAAGTGACGCCAGCGGCGCGCACGCTAACGCTGACGGCCTTTAGTCCCGTGCTGGCGCTCACAGTCACGCCGGGATCGCGCTCACTGGTGCTGAGCACGTTTGCGCCTGTGCTCGATAACTCTTTGAGCGTGACGCCACAAAGCGCGAGTTTGTCTTTCACAACGTTTGCGCCGTCTGTGCTTGCGCCTCAGACCGTGACGCCTCAGTCGGGCGTTTTGGTTTTGACCACATTTGCGCCTCAACTGCGCGCAGAGTTGACGCCAGCACCGGCGACGTTAATCACAACAGCCTTTGCGCCACTGATCCGCAACACTGTCAGCCCGGCACCGCGATCGTTGCTACTCACAACCTTTGCGCCACAGTTGCAGACACACATAACGATCACGGGCGGCGCTCTCACCTTGATTACTTTCGCGCCTACAGTCATTGGCCACGAACTCCACGCTCTGCCCGACGACGTCACGCTGGTGCGCAGGGCAGATCACGCGCTACGTGTGCGGCGCTCTTCCGCCACCCTAACCATAACCTCGGATTAGTGGATTGATAGACTCAAATCTTATGAAGGCGTACACAAAAGACCAGGAAGCAACCCGCACCTATGAAATAGACTGGTCCGACTATCTGGAAGATCTCGGCGCGGTAACGATTTCAGATTCTGAGTGGACGGTGCCGGATGGTCTAACGCTCGAAGGTCAATCGGTCAATGGTTCGTCAACGTTAGTAAAACTCAGCGGCGGAACTGTCAATGTTAATTACACCATTTACAACAAAATCACGACGTCAGACGGCGACGCTGATCGCCGTGCTTTTTTGGTTCGCGTGCGTGACGCAGCGACGTTCAATGAAGCCGGAGACGATGAAGAAGCGCTCGCGGCGGTGAGGGCATTGCTAAGAGGCAAGGCAACGCGGGACCAAAAGGAATACAGCATCAACAACCGACAACTGGTTCGTTATGACATGACCGAATTGCTTGCGCTTGAATCGCGGCTCGTGTCTCTGGTCAATCAAAGCCGCATGACCTCAGCATTACGCAATGGCTCGCCGTTCCTGAAAAACGTGCAGTCGCGCTTTCGTGGTTAATCAATGGATCTAGTCACTCTCAATCTCGAGTTACCGACGTTCGCGCAAATCCGCAGCAAGCAAGCGGTCGCTCGACGCGAAGCTGCGCGCCGCAATTTTGTCCGCCGCACATACAAAGCCGCACTGCCTACAAACCAGACGGCAGACTGGTCGCTGGCGCAGACTTCGGCTAACGCAGAAATACGGCGCAGTCTCCGCGGACTCCGCGCACGCTCGCGGGAGTTGCAGCGCAACAACGCTCTGTTCAAACGATTCTGTTGGATGATGGGCCAGAACACAGTCGGGCCAGAAGGAATCACGCTCATCGATGTCGTTGAAGGCGATGAAGAGAACGAACTGGACACCGAACTGAATGAGCAAATAATCAAAGCGTTCGAGGATTGGGCCAAACCTGAAAACGCTTCAACGAGTGGGAAAATGTCATGGGCCGATCAGCAAAAGCTGGCGGTGGAAACAGTCGCTCGCGACGGCGAGGTGTTAATCCGAAAGCGCATAGACGCGAGAAACAAGTACGGTTTTGCTCTTCAAATTCTCGACGTTACTTGGCTAGACGAAACCTTCAACACAATTCTGACGAACGGCAATCGCGTTCTAATGAGCGTTGAGCTGGATTCCTTTGACAAGCCCGCCGCGTATTGGCTCACCCGACCGTCGTCAGACTTTCTTTATTCAGAGTACGGCACACTCAAACCGCGCACGCGCGTCTCTGCCGACGAGATTCTGCACCTGTTCATAGTTACCGAGCATGAGTGCCAAGCTCGCGGCGTGCCGCATGGTCATGCGGTCATGGAAATGCTGAACACCATCAACGGTTATGTCGATGGTGAGCTATACAAGAATCGCGCTGCCGCCTGCGTGACCGACTATCTCATTCCGCCGAAGAATGATGAATACAACGAGTTTTATGAAAAGGACGACACGCCAACCGTGGACGGCTTCGAGTCCGGCGCAGTGCGTGAGCTGGAAACAGCCGTGCAACAGATTCTGCCGCCTGGTTGGGATGTCAAGCCGAACGATCCAAACTTGCCCTCGGGCAACTTCGATCCGTTCGTTAAAGGCGCAGAGCGATATGTAGCGTCGGGCTTGAACGTGCCGTACTTCCGGCTGGCGTCAGACCTCGAGGGAGTCAACTACACTTCCAGTCGCGCCGGTGATAACGACGCCAAAGACTTGTATCGGTATTTTCAGCGGTGGTTAAGAGATCACCTTTGCCGCCCTGTGTTCTTCGCGTGGGCCAGAGAGCAGCTACTTCACAATGCTGCACCGATCCGGGCGATTGATTATGCGCGGCTGAATCCAACTTACCACGCTCGAGGTTGGGATTCAGTCGATCCAGAAAAAGATTCCGACGCAGCCGTGAACAACATCGACAACGGGCTGGACACGCACACGCGCGTTCTGGCCGAGCGTGGTCTTAATTTCCGGCAAGTGGTTAAGAAGCTAAAGGAAGAAAATCAACTGTTGGCCGATGCCGGGATCGTCAAACCTTCGAAACTCAAAGCGCAGGCTGCGCGACCACCACAGCCAAGCGAACCCACAGAGAACGCGGACACATAACAGCCGCGCAAACTTCCGCCACCCTCAAGGCAACGTCTCATTTCGCGTGTGCTAATTTCCGCAACGATGGCAACTGTGGACTATAGCGTTCTGATCGGAAAGCCGTTAGAGCGAATCACCAAGCTCAATCTCAACAGAGATGCTGTTGACGTTGACGCGCGGACGGTTAAGCAAATGCCGATCACGTCTGACGAGCCGATCTTGCATTGGGTCAGCGGACGCGGAATCGCCTATATCATCCTGGACCACCAGGAGAAGTCCATCAATCTTGAGCGATTCAAATTCGGTGCGCCGTTTCTTGAAAACCACGATCCTAAAATCCGGTTGGGCCGACTGCGCAACGGTGTCTCGGACGGCAAGGTTTTGCGCGTCGATGGCCGCTTCAATAACAAGACATACACGAATGAAGTGTTTCAGGAAGTCGTTGACGATCTGAGTCATGGCGACTCGCCCGGACTTTCCACGGGTTTCACGATCGAAAAACTCTCAGACAAAGTCGAGGGCTACATAGACGATTTTCCGATCATGCGCGCTATCAAGTGGACGCCTTACGAGGCATCGCTGGCAACAATGGAAGCCGACCTGGTAACAGGCATCGGACGTTGCATCGGCGAACCGTGGCAACCAGCCCGGAGCATTGAAGAGAACAAAGATCCGACCGCATCTACTGACGACGGCGATCCCGCCAAAAACTCCACGACAGCAGTGAGGACTAAAAACATGACCGAACCTCTTAAAGAACCGGCAGCGCCGGTCGTCAATCCTAATCCGCTCGTTGCGCTTGAACAGCGCACCAAGGATTTCGTGAGCTTTGCGCTGATCTTCGGCAACACCGACGAACAGAGAACCTCGCTCACAGAGCTTGCTCGTGAGTACGCGCTGACTGGTAAGTCGGAAGAGGATCTGAAAACAAAGATTCAGGAACAGCGCACGCAGTGGATCGCAAAGGTTCCCACGGCCATGCCGAAGCTCACCGAGACTGAGAAGCGGCAATACTCCATTTCACGAGCGATCCTGGCGGATGCCAGTCTGCGCGATCGTGACGTGAAGGGGGACACGCAGTGCATGGAACTCGATATTTCTCAGGACATTGAGAAGCGCATGAATGTGCCGGGCTACAAGCCCAAAGGCGGTTTCTTCATTCCGACCGGAATCGCGCTTCGTGGTTTGCAACCAGCCAGTGCTAACGCTCAGGAAGAGTTTGTGCGATTCATGCGGCAGATGTTTTTGCGCGCCGGTCTGGACACTCTCACCGACACGAAAGGCCAGGAGCTGGTATTCACAGAAGCCGGATCGTTTATTGACCTATTGCGGAAGAAAGCAATGGTGGCTCAACTCGGTGCCACCGTATTGCCCGGACTTCAAGGCAACGTTGCTTTCCCGAAACAAATCGGTGCGGGAACGTTCAGTTGGGTGGCAGAGAATCCAGGCTCGGACGTCGCGGACTCAAATCTGACGTTGGACCAGGTGACGCTTTCACCAAAAACCGGAATGACCAGCACCAGCTATTCCCGCCAGTTGCTGCGCCAAGGCGTGGTCGATGCTGACGGAATGGTAATGAGTGACATCGTGAAGATCACGGCGCTCGGTATTGACCTTGCAGCACTGCACGGCACAGGCGCTTCAAACCAGCCGCGCGGACTTTATAGCACTACCGGCGTCGGTTCCGTTGCCTTTGGTGGCGCGATCACGTTTGCGAAAGTTGTTGATATGGAAACAGCGATCGCGGCGGCTGACGCGGAGATCGGCACGATGGCCTATCTCACCACTCCAAACATCCGCGGCACCGCAAAGAAAACACTCGAGGCTGCGTCTGCCGGTTCAAAGATGATCTGGCAGAACGGTGAAATGAACGGCTATCGCGCAGAGGCTACGAATCAGATCTCGAAGACGTTAGGCACCGGCAGCGATCACGGCATTCTGTTCGGCGTGTGGGCCGAGTTGATGATCGGTGAGTGGGGCGCGATGGAAATCATTACCGATCCTTACCGCCTCAAGAAACAGGGCATGATCGAAGTCACGAACTTTGTGATGGTTGACGTCGCGCCGCGCTATCCAGAAGCGTTTTGCAAGGGCACAACGCTGGTGCCGTAACGCTTTAACCTTCAAATCCGGGGCGGAGATTCCCGCCCTTGGACAGTAACGGAGAACAAAAGAAAATGCCTGCCGGTTTCGTAGACAAAAAACAGCCGCCGCGCAAAGTGCGGTTCTTAACTGGAGTCTTTTACGAGGGAACCGATTACGGTCCCGGATACAAAGAAGAGGAAGCCGTTATCGACGCCGCGAACGCCGCTGCCTTTGTTGCGCAGGGCCGCGCGGTTTACGTCGATGAAGAGGCCGAAGCGCCAAGCAAAGGATCGAAAGGCGGAAAGTAAACCTTGCCTGTAGAGACGCCGGACGACCTTGCCGCGTTCTTTTCAACTGACGACTTTGCGGTGCAGGCAAACATAACTGACGGCGACGATTTTGACATCGATATCAATGTGATTTTTGACAACTCAACCGAGGGCGTCGGCTTATACAGCGATACGTCGGTGGAAGCTGCCAACCCGCAGTTTGAGGCAGCAACGGTGGACCTCGTCGGCGTGAAGCGCGGCATGGTGGTCACGATCGCGAGCAAGGCGTACACGGTTGAACGCATCCGCAAGATCGGAGACGGTGCCACGAGCCGTGTTGAAATGAGCGAATGAAATGCCGGAAACGATTCGCCAACAGATCGTTGAAAAGATAAAGCTTCGGCTTGCGGCAATCAGCACCGAGAACGGATACGCGACAAACTTAGGTCAGCGTCCGATCGATGAATGGCCGGTTGCTTATCAGCAAGACGAATGCCCTGCGCTCGGCGTCTTTGATCTGGTTAATAAGACGGTGCAGGAGTTTCCTCGGGAGAAGCGTTCAGGTAACACGCTACCTCTACAAGTTCGGATCTTTCTCAAACGTGAATCATCGCCGGCAGAAGTTCGGAAAATGATCGCAGACGTTATGAAAGCGATCATTACTGATCCGGCAACTGCACAACGCGATCCAACGTTTGGCGGCTTGGCAACAGACACAAAGCCAGACGAGGACGGCTTCATTGTTCCAACCGATACTTTTCAGATCGATGGCGCGGCGGTCGGTTTCACAGTTGAGTTTTTAAGTGAGCCTTTCAACGCTTACGAGTAGGGAGTCAATCTCATGAGTTTTGCAGAATACTTTATCGGTGCTGGCAACGTTCACGTCTCACCGCTCGACGCGAATGGCGATCCCACAAAATGGCATGACATTAAAGAAGTGCCTGTGTTCGAGTGGAATCCGAACGTGGAATATGCCGACAACTTTAAGACCGGAAAGACCGGGCCAAACCTTCAGGATCTGCACGTTCCGATCAAACGCACCGCCGCTCTAATGATGACAATGAAAGAGCGGACGAAGGAAAACCTTGAGAACATCCTGCACGGTGTAAGCACGGCAGAAGCCTCTGGCACCATGAGCACGCCTGTAAATTTACCAGCGGGCATCGTCGCTAACGACGTGCTTTTGGTTCCTGGTGATCACGTTGGCATCACGAGCCTCGTTCTTAAAGACTCCGCGGGATCTCCCGTTACCGTGGACGCCGCAGACTACAGCTTTGACGGCGACTCGAAGTTGATCACGTTTCTCGACGTCACTGGTTACACGCAGCCGTTCAAGGTGTTCAGCTACAGCTTTTTGGCAAGCCGAAGCACAACCATTCTCTCGGCAACTCCCGCCGACATCGCAGTGCTGTTTGATGGCGTCAACCTCGCCGTTCCTGGTCAAAAAGTGTGGGCGCGAATTGATCGCGTTTCCTTTGGACCATCCGCTAAGTTTTCTTTGAAAGCTGGAAGTGCAGCGGGCACCGCAAACGAGCCTGACGCCTATGAGCTGAGCGGCGTTGCTCTGTTGAAGCCCGGCAACGAACAGGATGATGGTTATGGCGTCATTCGAATCTACTAAAGGGGAGACTCACTATCTCTTTTCTTTGCCTCTTGCTTTTTCAATCCGACTGGGAGCGCGTTGCCAGAGAGTGGGGCTATCCCACTATTGTTCTGATTGTGCTGGGCCTGATCGTCAAGTGGGCACTCTGGCCTTACTTGAAACGGATGCTGGATCGCGCTGAGAGACAGGCCGACGCAGTCGAGAAAGTCCTGGCGGACCAGTTATCAAAAGCAGAGGGCGGGCGCGTTCAGGCGGAAAGCCGAGCCGAGAAACTTGCGCGAGATTTCGCAGGCGCAATCGAAGAGAACAATCGGGTGTCCCGCAGAATTGCAGAGAGCCTTGACGAATTGCTCAGGAGAACAAAGACGTGAGAATGGTTGCTATTCTCTGGCTCATAATAATTAGCGACGGCGTGGCCGCAGCAATTGGCGCGCGTGCCGCTTGGCGGTTGCAGTTTCAACACGCGCGACCTGAACTCGCGACGGCGTTTGCCGTGGGATTCGCGTTCTACGCTATTGCCAGTTTTGGCTCCGTGTGCAACTCCGCTTTGAATGGAAACGGTCTGGTCCTACCGCCCGGATCTTATCTTGCTTGGGCCATGTGCTTTCGTGCGCTGCAATCGATCGGCATGTGGGCAATCGTCCTCACTCTTATGAATGGAAATCCAGGCTTTATCAGGCGCACGCTGTTCAGACTGCTACGAAGGTTTTAGCCTTTCCCGCCACCGCGTTGCGGCATTCACCGCCTGCACCGCGACGAAAATTGAAACCAACCAAACCGGCGCTCGCTTTGGCGCGCGTCTCCCAAACTGTTGAAAGGAACTGTGAGATGGGAAAGAAACGAGTATTTACGACACGGACTCTTAAAGACGTGCCGCTGACTTTTGAAGATGAAAGCGGCGAGCGCGTTACTGAAAACTTCACGGTGGTCTATCGAAGCTATTCAACCAAAGCGGTGGAGCAGTTCGAGCAGGAGCTGCCGGAGAGTCAACGCAAAGACGGCACGATTCCGTTCAGCGTGATGCTGGCGAAGCAAGTCATTTCGATCACTGACAAAGACAACCAGCCACTGACCGGAGACGACGGCGAGCCAGTCAACCTCGCCAACGGTTTCTTTGAAGGTATGCAGCTTGAAGAGGTAAAGGCGCTGCACGAACGGATTCAAGCTGACATTTTCCCTCAGACAGCCTCGCAGAAGCCTGGTCAATCTACGTCAGAAGCGGCGGCAAGCGAGGCGTAAAAATGCCGGACGCGGGCCTGATAAGTCTCGCGATCAGCATGGGGCGAACGCCACAGGAATTGATCGATGCAATAGAGAACGAGCCGGAGTATTGGCGCGAGCGGTTTTGGATCTACGTGAACGCTGGCGGTAGGTAATGACGAGACAGATCGAAGCGTACAAGCTGAGAACTGAACTGGCGGTTGACGCCGCGAAGGGCAGTCAGTCTGTGCGCTCGTTTGAAAAGGACGTTGACCGTCTCGGCCAGCGTTTCACCAAGCTCGGACCAGAGATCGACAAGGCGTTAAAGGGTAAAGAACTCGGCGCTAAGTTTGGACAGTCTTTCAGCAATTCCGCGACGGCGCTGATAACAGGATCGTTCGATTCACTAGGCCAGACACTTGGATCGATCATCGGCACCGCGATCATGCCCGGCATCGGCACCGCGATCGGCTCAACCGTTGGCGGCGGTGTTGACGCGACGCTGAATAAAATCTCAGGACCGATTCAAAAGACGATCGCGCAAGGCATCGAACTCAACAAACAGATCGAACTTACAAAACGGGAATTTACAACCTTCGCGGGCAGTGAACAGGAAGCGAGTCGTTACCTTGCCGATCTAAAGAAACTTTCCATCGATACGGGCAACGACTTCGGATGGGTGATCGATACCTCTGAACATATCTTCGATCTCACTCAAAATCTGGACCTCACAAACACGATCATGAAAGCGGCGACGGACCACGCCGCAGACTTTGGCGGTGAAGCTGAAACGATTCTAAAGGTCGGCGATGCCCTCGGCCTGATTGCTGAAAAAGGCAGCGTGGCCAGCCGTGAGCTGCAAAAGCTCTATAAGCTCGGAATAGATGCGAAGAAATACCTCGCGGAAGCAACCGGCCTAAAGGAAAAAGAGATTGAGAAGTTAATGGCCGAGGATCGTCTGCGTGGTGACGTTGCGGCCAGGCTGATCGCCGAAGGCATTGAGCGTGAAAAGAGAGGCTTTGCCGCGAAGCTTGCACAAACGACCGTCGCTGGTGCTGAGAAACGATTCAGTGTGCTGACGCAGATACGCGCTGCCGAAGGAACTGAGAAAGCAACGCAGGGCATAGGTGATTTTTATCGTTCTGCTAACAAGATGCTCGAGGGGCAGAACGCGCAACAGTTTGTTAAATACATAGACCAGGCGACCGGCTCACTTATCAACCTGGTGGAAACCGGACTGTCAGCGGGCATCAACGTCACCAGGGGACTAGCAGACGGAATCGTTAGCGGTGATGCGTTTCGCGCCGTGGGAAGTGCGGTCAATTCCCTCGGTGATTACACGGAGCAGAAGTTAAAGAGGTTCTTTGAAATTGAATCGCCGTCCGAACTCACGAAGCGCGAGATCGGTGTGCCGTTGGGTGAGGGCATCGCGCAGGGCATGACTGACGGCTTTCTGAAAGGCTTCGGAAAAACTAAAGAACAGATCGTCGCGGAGCTGAATCGGTTGCTGGAAGATCCGCGCGTCAAAGCATTTCTCGAAGCAATCAGACGCGCAGAGGGCGGTGATACGAACATCATCGTCGGCGGTAAACGCTTCGCTGATCTTTCACGTCACCCGAACATTGTCGGGATGCGAACTGAAAAAGGACCAAGCACTGCGGCAGGAAGTTTTCAGATCACCGGCACTAACTGGTACGGAAAGAAAGGCAGACCAGGACTGAAAGACCGCCTCGGCTTGCCGGATTTCTCGCAACACTCTCAGGAACTGGCTGCGCTGTTTCTCTTCGCACAACGTGACGGTGGCGCGGGATTGCGTGCGCTGTTGAGCGGCGATCTCAGCAACGCGATGGCAGTTGCCGCAAAGGACTGGACCAGCACGCCAGGTTCCACGATCGGCGGCGGTAAACAGATCGCGCGTTCACGTTGGGTCGGTCACTTCAACCAGGCGTTGGCCGGATTCAGCTCTAACAATCCGATGCCGGTTGCGGTGGTTAATTGGAATGTGCCGGACTTCAACAACGCCTCGAAAGTCTTTCAGCAGCAGAGGCCGCAGCCCGCACCACAACAGCCGATTCCCGATCTCACTGACTACACGCTCGTGCTCGGCGAAGAGGATGCAGCGGTCGTTGACGTGATCGCCAGCAAAGAACAACTGATCGAAACGGATCGCAGAACGAACGCGGAGATACGGCAGCTAATCAATACCAGCTCACTTGTGCCTCGTGCCCTCATTCCATTGATCGGCGCTGAAAAGGAACATGCAGAGACAGCGATCGGACTGACAGCCGCTTACCAGGAAGCTGCACGAAAGCAACTTGTGATCGGTCGCAGCGTGTTGGATCAACTCTCTGGCGCACTCGGACAGATCGCCGGAATGATGCCGCAACAGCAGGTCGGAAAGAAACGCGGCTTTTTCTCGAAGCTGTTGGGCTTTGCCGCTCCGTTCCTGTCATTCATTCCCGGCGTTGGGCCAATACTTTCGCAAGTGGCCAGCATCGCGAGCGCTGGTCTCGGCGGGAATTGGGCGGGCGTGGCAACAGGTATTGCGGGCGGCTTGCAATCTGGTGGAGTGTTCCGTAGCAGTGGCACAACAGCAACGCCAACAAACACCACCACGCGACCGCGCACAGTTGAGAGACGAGCGGCCGGTGGCAGTGGTGTTCGCGCGCGAGTGTACTGGACTGGCGAACATGGACCAGAGCCGTTTCTGGCACCAGACGACGGGCGGTTCCTTTCGCACAGGGATGCGATGCAGGCAATGTCGGGATCGGGCGGAAGTGGCGCGTCTCTGCATGGCGCGATCGAGCGGCTAACTTCCGTTATTGCGCGGCTCGAATCAATGCCAGCGCATGACGTTGTACGCATGGGCGCTCGCGGTGTGATTGATGCGTTTGACCGGGATGCGGGGCTGATTCGATTGGCGGGTCAAAGATTTAGATTCGCGTAAGCAATGGAAACGATCGACACGACAGGATTTCTTTTTAGTGAGGCCGCAGGCGAATGGAACGTCTTAACAGCGGACTTCGGCGACGGCTACCAAGCGGCGGCGCTCGTGGGCGATCCTAACGGTACGCGAACATGGGCCATAAAAATCGACGTGTTGCCCGACGGTAACGAAGCGCCCGCGATCAATGGTGTCTCTCGATCACGATACCTCTGGCAGTTCTTTACAGCGCGAAAGGCGCAGGACAACGAGCCATTCTGGATTGAAGTTGACGATCAGGACGACGGCCAGCGCAAACGTTATCTTGCGAGTTTTGCAGAACACCGTCTGAGTTACGCGGTGCTTTGCGCAAAGCTGTATTCCACGGGATTACAACTGCGGCAGCGGCGTGTGCCTGATGTTGTGTCGCCGGTCCCCGCATAACGACGGAGTCTTATGATTCAGACGCTGGAAACTGAGGGCTTTTTGTTCACCGAGAACGCGGGCGACTGGGCAACGCTTTCCGCAGAGTTTGGCGAGGGTCATGAGTCCGCGAAGCTCTCAGGCGACAGTGAGGGCACGCGCTTCTGGTCCGTTCGCATAGACGCCTTGCCGGATGATACGAGCCAAGTTGCAGGAGTGGCTTTCAATCCCGGTTTCCTCAAATTGGAGAATGGCGGCTTTTTCAAATTGCAGAATGGCGGAAAGATAAAGCTCGATTCAACAGTATCACGCGCACAATATCTCTGGCGCTTTTTCAAGCTCAGTAAGTCATCGGGTGATGCGCCATTCTGGATTGAGGTTGAGGATCAGAAAGACGGTCTGCGCAAACGCTACCTTGCAAGCTTCGTTGATCACAAGCTCACTTACACAGTTCTCTGCGCGAAGATTTATTCAACCGGCCTGCAACTACGCCAGCGCCGTTTGCCGGGAGTAACGTCGCCGATTGTGGTCTAAGAGAGGTTAAACAGATGCCTGACCAAACAATACTTGAGCTTGACACAATTACATCCACGGTCGCGGGCGATTACCTGGTGGTCGCACGCACGGGCAGCGACAAAAAAATCTCTGCCACAGATTTTCTAAATCAAATCCCTGGTGCTGGACCGGGAACTGTGACGCATACGGTCGGCGCTTTGACCGCAAATCAACTTGTAATTGGAAACGGATCAGGCGACGTGAAAGTGCTCGGATCACTTGGCGCGTCTAATCAAGTGCTTCACGGCAACGCAAGCGGGCCACCATCGTTTGGACCAGTCAACCTCACAAGTGACGTGACAGGAAACTTGCCAGTAGCAAATCTAAACGGCGGGACCGGCGCAAGTTCGTCAACGTTCTGGCGGGGCGACGGCACCTGGGCCGCGGCAGGCTCAGGACTTACGTGGAGTTCACCGAGCACGGGCTTTTATCCGCGCTGGAGTGGGACGCAGCTTATCAACGGCGAAATCTATCGCGCCTCGGGCGTCTTAAATATCGATAACGCAGAATTTTCAATCAAAATCGGGGACGCACAGGAGGCACATGGCGGCGCATTGCTGACCATAAACAATGGCGCGCCGATTGTGAAGGTTGTCTCACCAGGACAACTAGAGCTTGAAGACCTCGCGTTCGCTCGTGGCGGCATTTCATTTATGGGATCGACCTCTGGTTCCGTGACCATCGTTCCCGCAGCGGTCGCAGGATCGTGGATGCTCACGTTGCCAACAAACGCGGGCAGCAACGGCCAGGTGTTGCAGACGAACGGAAGCGGAGTCACGTCGTGGGTCTCGCCTGCTACTGGAAGCCCGCCAGGAAGCGACACGCAGATCATATATAACAATGCTGGCGCTTTCGGAGCGAACAGCAGTCTCGTGTTTTCCAGCAGCCTCGGCAGTGTAGGTATTGGCACTAGCGCCAGCGTCCACGGAATCGCCAACGCGCGATCACTCACAATTCAAGGGTCAAGCGAGCGCGGGCTTATAGCCTTAGTCAATCCAAGCACGGGCACCGTCGGAGCCGCAGGCTCGATACTCTTCAACAACGGGTCAACGCGGTTGGGCCAGATCGATGTAGTTGCTGACGGCGCTACCAACAGTGGGCGCATTTCGTTTTATACAAACAACGCCGGATCGCTCACAGAAAAACTTCGGATAGACAAAGCGGGTGTGATTAGAATCCTCGCGCTCACGTCAGACGGGTTTCTAAAGACAAGCGGCGGAAATGGCACTCTGGTTGTCGATACCTCAACTTACTTGACGGGCAATCAGACGATCACGCTTTCAGGTGTTGTTACAGGAAGCGGCGCAACCAGCATCACGACGAGTTTCAGTTCATCAACCGGCAACGGTGCGGTCGTGTTGGCCGTCAGCCCGATCCTTACGACGCCAGTGCTCGGCGTAGCAAGTGCGACGAGGATTACCTATAACGGCGATACGGGAGAGGGGCGTTATGCGGCTGGAATACTCGAGGCGCAGAACGGATCAGGCGCTCGCGCACGATTCACCGCAGTAAGGATCGACAGCGGCGACGATAATGATCCGAGCACTAACTACGCGGGGAACTACAAAGAATCAATCCGCTCGCGTATGAGCGTGACCGGCAATCCGAACGACTTTGACAAGTATCACGGGATCACCTCTTGGCTAAACATTTACAGCCTTAACCAAAGCACGAGCGGCACACAGGACGCTTACGGCATGATCACTGAGTCGGGAATCAGTGATACCAGCAACACGTTTAACTTCTGGACCATCTACGGCAACTATGGCGTTGCGTTCGTCAAAGGCGCGGGCAACATCAATGACGGACTGATCGCCGGCATGTTTAAGAGCCAGTTGTGGGGATCGGGCACAGTGGCAAAAATGCGCGGCGTTCAAGGTTGGGCGCAGAGCATGACAGGCGCAACCGGGACCGCAACGCTTGCTCAGGCCGTGTATGGTCTAGTTGATTGTGTCTCAGGCTCAACACTAACAACGGCAGTGGCGATCGACGGACTAATCAACATCAATTCAGGCACGATTGGAAACCTCTATGTGTTTCGCGCTCGCGCAGAAACAACCGGCACAGGCACGGTCAGCGGAAATCGTTACGGCTTATTCATTGCCGATCAAAACATCGGCACCGTCAGCGGTACGGTTTACAACTTCTACTCAGCGGGCAGTGCGCGGCGGAATGTTTTCGAGGGTCAAGTGGAGGTCGGCAGCAAGGTTCTCTTAGGAACTGCCGAACTCCGGTTTGGAACAGGATCACCAGAGGGCGCGGTGACAGCTCCGGTCGGCAGCGCATATTTCCGCACCGATGGCGGCGCTAATACCACGTTTTACGTGAAGGAATCCGGCAGTGGAAACACTGGTTGGGTCGCTAAGTAATGTCATATCTGCGCCGCATGAGGCGGCGACAAAAGAGAGGATTGCGACGAATGAAAATTAACCTGGAACTAGAGTTTGTGAATCTTAGAAATGAGAC